AAAGTGCCACAACTTTTGTGTAGTCTTTAAGTCGTATATGATAGCTTTCTTATTCTTAAAATCAAGAGTAAGACCATCAAGTAATGATTTACAATGTACATACCCGCCACTCATCTTTACTTGAAATTCCCAGTTTATATGGAATTCATGATAATTTTTCACATAATTTAAATATAAAGTTTTATCTTTGTATTCAAAACATGGATTAATTATCATATTTGCAAGTTTGTGAGATTCGATGTTTTGCTTAATTTTCTCAAGCATTTTAGCATCCCAAGGAGTTATCATAGTTCTTCCATCACTTGCTTTCAGGAAGTCTATGTAATCCTTCAACGTAGAGGCTATTTTAAGGCCTTCTGACAGCATTGTTTCTTCAGACTTACCTTTTATACTATAGGCAGCCTGATATGCGCTTAGAATGGCTCTATTTGGCTCTATTTCTAACGTATTAGCCAGCTCCTGACAGAACTTCTCCTGCTGTGCTGAAGAAGGTCTACTTTTGTCCCAGACTACGTATGTCTTTTGGAACTCTTCGGGCTGGAGAATGAACATGTGGATCATAGTCCCACGTTCTAAGATACTATTCTTTTCCTCTGGTGGAGGATCAGTAAGCATCTTATGTAAATAGGCTGGTCCCTTCTGTAGAAACCAGCCTATGTTCGAATTACTGATGCGCGAGACATCTGAGTAATAGGGGATTGATATGTCCATCATTCTTTCTTTGGTTTGTGTTTCTCAACAAATTTACGTATCGTATCTCCATCTTTAAGCACGTTCTCAGTAAAATAACGTAAAAACTGCTTAAGTTCAGCTACAGCTTCATCAGCAGTATCAAACTTATTATAGCCTATGATAGTTCCAAACGGTCGGCATGTATCGACCGTAAAGAACCATCCGCTTGGGCTATATTCAATGAAGAATTTTACATAATGATTAGCTTCTTCTAAACTCATTTGCTAGACAAATTCATATCGTTGAACAAATCTTCATATGTATCGTTAGGACAAGCATTTACCTCATCAGCAAATGAAGCAATGTTATCAAAACTAGCACATTCAAATTTCTCCTGAATAAAGTCAGTCAAGGGCTTAATTTCAGTCTTATCATCCAACTTATCTTCAAGCACAGCCTGTATCATAGATGCAGGCATCTCTCCGTAATCTTTCCAATATCGAATACGAGAACAACGATCCTTCAGATATTCACTAATATCTTCATCATCGTTACACGTAAAGACCATTAGCTTCTTACCAGACGAGTTAATACCGTCAAGCACCTTCAACAGATAATCGTCAGAATAATCATCTCCTAGCTTATCAACCTCGTCCATAAGTATGCAGATAGGTGTATCTACTAACTTATTAAACAAAGTAATAAGATGTCGAGGATAGAAACTCTTATCTATCAAAAGAATAGGAAGATTAGATTCCAAAGCTAAACGTTTCATCATAATCGTTTTACCACTACCCTTAAGACCAGACAACATCACACCTGTTATTCCTTCTTTAGAATTGTTGTAATGATTTATGATTTTGTTGACAAACTTATCATCTTCAGTAGTAGTGTAAAGCTTTTCTGGAAGCGTTATATTTGGTGCTACGTTAAATGTTATTTCGTCAGTATAACGATCTATTTCTACAGTATACACCTTACCGGCTTCCAATGTATAATCAAGACCTTCTGTCTTAGGTTTGAATACTACTTTTTCTCCTACTTTCAGAAATGTTTTGTTCTGTTCCATTATTTTTGACTCTTTTGGTTCTTAATAATGTCCTCAATCATTTCATCGACCTGCTTATGATTTCGTACTAAATAGCACTTCATCTTAGATCTATGTTTCTTGAGGTAATATTTGAAGAGTTTAAATCTTAAAGGGAAAGAATCTCCCATAAGACCTTTGCATTCTACCACAAAACCTCTCCCGATGAAATCAGGGAGATATGTGATAGGACGTATTTTCTCTCCGAGGAATTCGAACTTGGGTAGAAGGACAAAATGCTTTGGCTCATACTTAACAGGTATTCCTGCTTTCATAAAAGCTTCATACGTATATAGTTCGAGTTTGCTACGGAAATGTAGCCCATACGCATCGACCTTCGTCGCATTTTTAACCCTTCCTGAAGACTTCATTTTTAAGAGTTATCTTAAAAGTATTAGCATCCTCAATCAATTTATACATTTTACTCTTCCAAGAGTTAAACATGTAGTTAGCATAGAGTATGCTACCACATAAACCGATCAATGTTCCTATTACGGAACCATATAAACAACTTATAAAATCAGTCATATTTTTCTACTGTTTTAGTTAACCAATCCTTTACAACGAAGAACCCGTTTAACTTAACAGCGTCAGACACGTCCTTCGCTTTAAACTTCTTATGGACGAATATAGCATCAAACTTATACTGTCTACTATACTTACGAGCATTCTGCATTCCTGCAACATCTCTATCATACAGTATAACAATATGTTTCCATTTACTTCGTAAAGACTGCAATATATCCTCAGGAATAAATGTAGTCTCACTAGAAGCAGCTATAGCATTAAATCCCATCTCATAAAGACACATCACATCCTTTAAGGATTTTGTTATGATGAGGAGATTACCACCCTCCTGTGGCAACTCGGCTAGCCCCTGAACATACCGATTTGTCAGATTGGTACGCCATTTAGTATACTTGGAGGCTAAAGGTCTATAAATCTTAAATCGATCATAAACCTTATATGCATACATAGGACTATCTTCTTTGTAGGTTCCTCTGACGACTCTATTACAAAGGAAGTATTTAATGCTAAAAACATTGAATTTTTTCAATGTATCAATAGATATATGAAATTGTTTCCAATATTGTTTATCTACTTCTGTAAATGGCTGTCTTACTATCCCAATGTCCGTCTCAGACACATTTTCAGCCATTCTGACGGGCTTTTGGGTACCTTGGTTAGGGTTTACCCACCGAACTATTTTTAAGAGCTCACGCTCGAGTTCTTCGCGGGTATTTAAGCCTTTTATTAGCTTAACGAATTTGAGAGCATTACCTGCTTCTCCAGTACCATGATCTTTAAACAACAAATCCCCGGTTTTGCTAGGAAATATAGCGAAGCTGGGGATTTTATCATCTGGTCTCAATGGACTGTTCATTAAGACTTTTGGCTTAAAACTACCAAGATAGTAAGAATAGATAGTATAGTCATCCAGTTTGTCCAACAAGTCTCTAAGACTCATTGTAATTGCTGTTTTTGTACTATACATGGCTTATAAGCTCTTTTGTATTTGTGGGTGGTGCGGGATTCGAACCCGTGTTGCCGATAAGCTCCTCCCCATATAGGGTTTACTGCTCTCCAGTTTCTTTTAGTGAGGCTTTGCGCAATCCTCTTACTGAACCACCCATTTTGTGCTATAACTTTCTGCACTGGTTATTCTTAATTCTTTGTAAAGTTACTGTTGTCATCATAGGATTTATCTCTTTCTTATTAGAAAAAGGTACAGTAACATATCGATGTTCACTATTCGCAAATATCATATGTGTACTATTATTATGATGTTCAAAATAACCAAGAGATTCAAGAATAGCCTTAAATTCTTTGTAAGAATAAGTTTTTAATGCTTTCTTTCCTTTCATATATTTATTATTTTAATTCGTAACCAGGTGGGGAATCGAACCCCACAATCCGTCAACTACCTTTTAGGGTGACCGTCATAACCTCTAGACTACTGATTTCCATTTAATAGATTCTACACGTTAGCTTTCCCACTTATGTGGCTAATATCCTTTCCTCAACCCACTCTCCTCGAATCTATATAAATCGGGTTGACTAGAAGTCAACCTCCACCACTGACCATTAAAAGTGGAAAACACGTTTAAAAAACCTTTCTTCTTGTTCTTTAAACCATTTTCGTTCCTTTTCCCATTCTTCTCGATGCCAGTAATACGTATTTTTTCCTACGTTTATTTTAATTACATCAAAATGGCAGGTCGTCAGCACCTGTAGAGTCTGCAGTCACCGGAGTATTGAGTGCAATTGCTTCATTTGCAGCTGCAACAAGCGGATCAACAGGCTTTTCGACATCAGCCTGTACAGGACGCTCCAGAAGATCATTCTTCCAAAGCTTAATCTGAGACTCTTCTTTTGCAACATCCATAGACTCAATGAATATACCATTCTTCGAGACAGTGGTATAACCCTTCTTATCGTAAATCACCTTAAGACGTACATTCTTACTGTCACCAGCAAGACATGCCTTAGTCCAAGTAATCATTTCAATAAATGAAGTACCTTCAAAATCTCCATGACTACCCTTAACTGCATCTATAACCTGCAGAATACGACCGAACTGCTGATTATCACGACGCTGCAAATCTTCATCGGTCTTAATCCACATATTCTTAGTATTCTTCCACTCAGTCATAGTTACTGTCTGACCTTCACTATTCTGAAATACAATTTCCAGGAAGTCAAGGCCGTTATCTGTCTTCTTTACGTTTACTTCTTTCAGAGTAATATTCTCATTGATGCCTACGGGCATATACGAACTTGTAAATTCGCTATTGTTTGTTGTTGCTGTTTTTGTACTATACATAATTTCTTCCTTTTAATTACTGATTCTTCGATTCTGAATTATTCGGGCTTATAAATACGATCCCAATAGGTTGTTATACTTCCGTCTTCATTTCCAGTGGCAATAACGATGTCGCGTCCTGCAATATGACGGGCTCTTGCTTCCATAATAGTACCATCGCCTCCCGATTTAAATGATATATGGGTTTCATTATCTTTTCGGTAAACATATCCAACGGCATCTGCCATTCCACATATAATTTTTCCGAGTTTCCCAACAAGATCAATTTCTTTTGCATTAACCTCTTGTCCATCTTTATCGGTGAGACTATCTTTGACATGACCAACAAGAATGAATTCGTCACAAAGGTCTTTGAACATATCAATTACCTTCTTGACGGCATCTCTTAAGTATTTGTAACCTGCTCCACGAGCGAGCGTAGTAACGTCGTCTCCTTTCCAGTTTTTGCCCAATTCGGTCTTTCTGTAAAGGGTGCAAGCATAAGACATACAAATATCTTCAAGACGTGTTGCATTATCTATTGTAATGTGTTTATAGAAATTATGCCCTACTTCAGCATTCTTAGCTCTAATGGCTTGAGCAATCTCTCCCAAATCATTGATAGTTCTAGCTTGTACAGCCATAGCATCAATGAACTGAGATCCACCCTCAAGATCTATAATCAAGTTATTGTCAAGTTGTGCAAGAGCACTCGTCTTACCCGCTTTAGGCAAGCCGTACAATACGAGATATTGAGGATTAGTAGAGATTGCTGGAATCTTTGATGTAGGTAATGTTAGACTCATAGGTTCTATTGTTTTTATTAAAGTAGATTAATGTTAATATTAGCTGCACCAGTAGTGTAGATATTAATAATAATCTTCTTCGTATTATCGGTAATACCGTTCAGGAACGACAAATTCGAGAAATCAGAATACTTATAGGTATCGAAACCAATCTGAATCTCATCGTCGTAGAACACGATCGGAGTACCGTCACTAAGCGTGTACATCTTGCCAAGTATATAAGGAATAGTCTTATAGATCTTCTTGTTCTTCTTATAGTTAGCAAGGAAGTTTGCAGCCTTGATGAACTTGTCATCAGCCTTCAGATAGCTGCTGCTAAGAGGAATATACGTTGTACTATCAGAGTCATCGATATTAAACAGATAACTGTTCTTCTTCTTTATATCAGAAAGAATAATATTATCGATAATCTCAGAATAGTTGGGCTCATAACTAATATTATTAAAAGGAATAAACGTAGTAGTATTGTTCTTCTTAGTCGTAAACTTGTAAGTCTTTATCATATTCAGCCTGTATTTTAACGTTAATATTAGTCACCAGCTACTGTACTTTCCTTTATATTGTTATACATCAAGTCATTCTCGAACTCAAGTATGCAGGGCTTTCCTGCGTCTCTATTCTTTAGCATGTGCATATAGATCTTATTCTGTGTAGGCAGATGATTCGGTCCATACTCTTGTATATTCAATATTTCAGGTCTGTGCATAACGAGAACATAGTCGCTCGCTTGAAAAATTGCATCTGATGACGATATGTCACTTCTCATAGGATAGTGACTCAACGGATTGTTGATACGTTCTGAAGACTCTATGTTTCTATTCATTTGTGCAATCTGAATGACTGTAGTAAGGGGGAGTTTCTTTGCTTGTATGAACACCCTCTCTAGCTCACTCGTTGTCTCAATCACGGTTCCGACTTGTTTTGTTAATAATGCGTGATCGTACGTGATTACAAAATGTTTCCCAGTATCTTTTACATACTGATTATAGAAAGCATATATAATTTGTTCTACCTGCATAGGAGTACATGGATTATCTACAAAGTAGACAGGATACTCCTTTAGCTTGTTGGAAACACTGATGACTTTTCTGAAGGTCTCGTCATCTAGGTCCGTTTCCGAACTATACAAGGCAGAAGTAGTTTTTCTCAGCTTATTTGAAAGAGCTCTTCCGACTTGCCTAAATCCAACCATCTCTAGTGAGAAGTTTAGAATAATTATGTCTTCAGTTGGATTCAAGTCAATTAAATCGAAAGTCATAGAATTTACAAACGATGACTTTCCGCTTCCTGATATGCCAGCTATGGTATAAACGGTATTTGGTTCAATACCTCCCATACACTGCTTATTGAACTTAACCCATCTTGTCTTTAAAGACTGAATATCGTGACTTCTACGTCCTTCAATATAGTTTATAGCTTCTTGTGCTACAACTCGTATAGGTCTTACGACATTAGATAAGTTCTGTTCCATAAGAATTTACAGTTTTTGCTGTATCTTGCATTTCTTCCTCAATCGCTTCCCATTGTGAACGCGTTAACCAATTCCACATAGTCATCATATAACTCAAACTTCCTTCGCGCATTCGCTTGGATATCTCATAATCGAGACATTTGATTATATGTTCTGCCATAGCTGAACTTCTTCCACATTTAGTGTTAAAGAAATGACGACATTTGTTTACATTAGCTCGCAAATAGCATTTACTGCCATCTGTACGCATTACATACACTGGGTACATATCATAGAATAGATCAAAATAATCCTTCTCGTTAGCTACAGCTTGCTTAAGCTTATCTGTAGCTTGATATGTAATTGACTCACCGCTCTCTATCGCGGTTACTAGTTCTTGAGAAATTAAGTGTGATATATCTTCGTCGCTAATAAGGCTGACAACTTTGCGGACGTCTTGATATTTTGGTTGATTCTTATCCAATATCACACTTAGGAAAATTAACTGACTTGAGTTTAACTCTGGAAATTCATCCAAGAGTTTTGTGTTTACTTCAATAATCATAGCTTACTGACTCTTTGGTTCTCAAGTTGGTTACTAAAATAACTCTAGTTGCTGTTCAGTGAAGTCTGCAACTATTTTCTTTGCTTCACTGATATAGTAACGATAGTTAATCTTTCGATCTTCTATCGGTCGATCGTCAAACTTATTCAGGATTGTTACTCCTGATTTTGTTAGCATATTTGCTTTTTCTCTTGTATCTTCTGGATCATACTTAAATAAATATTTTCCATCTGTACTTGCATAGAATCTGTTAATTCGTTGTATCTTCTGTTCTCCATGATACACTTCAAACTTCTTATCAACGGCTTGAGACATAAGAAAATCTCGTATATCTCTATCGTTTTTAATAAACGATTCAATAGATTCTCCAGTAGTAAAGTAGTTTATCACAGCCTTTGGAATAACCACAGGCGAAAGTCCTTTGCCTAACTTTGTTTCAGTAATAAACATACCTTTTTTCTCTATCTCTCCGCCTTTCAAGACACCAAAGTAGTCATTGATAGCGTACTGATAGAATGCTTCGTACTCATCAGTCTCGAATTCTAGACGCGTAAGTTTTTCAACTTCGGCAATAGCGTCTGAAATAGCCTGTTTAAGACTCTTTTTAGCCCTATAGACGACTCCGTCTGTGTTGCACTGAATAATTTCACATCCGAGTGCTAAAAGCCTGTCTACGAGTAAAAGAAGTATTAACTGACCATTAATTCGTATTTTAAAGACATTGAAAGGATCGTACATCCAACTTACTTCCTGCTGCATTTTACCAGTAGGAGAATTGAGCACAATCTTCAGAAACATATTCTTTATAGTCTGACCTGTACGTTTTGCTTCTAACCTTTCGGTTTTCAATCCGGCAAATAGATCGCAAAATAGTTTTCCCAAATGACGAGGTCCTAATTGATGTTCAATCAGTAAGCTAGGGTACATTGACGCCACATCTGCGTGCCCTATAAACTCATCATCTTTTGGGAGGAATATCTTTGGTGTATGAATAGTATGAATACCTCCAACACCAATAGAATATACCACATTCGAGAGAACGAACTTCTTCTCGTAGCCTTTTCGCTCCTTAGAATACACTACCTGTTTCTTCATGTCTTCTAAGACGCTTTGTAACTTTGGATTTTTGTATGATATAAACGGCATTATAACATCCTTCAACGGAATATAATCCATTGGAGAACGCATTTCCTTTATTACATTTTTAGGAATACCTGATCTTTCGGAGTATTTCTCCAGCAAGAAGGTTTCTGCCATCTTAACAGAATCCATTGATAAACAATCAATTCCGTGTTCTTCTTGTATAAAGAGTCTGAGTTCTATGTCTTTCTTCAACCGGTTTAATAACTCTGTGGTTGATTCTACATCATTGATATTATAGCTGATCATATTGTCTATTTGGTCTACTGGTATAGGCTCTTCGAAGTTTCCTTCATATTCATAGACATTACGATAATGCATTGTTACCTGCATACTTTTAAGACCAACTCGTAGCTTTTGACTGAACATCATTGTCAATAAGTCCATAGATTGAAAATAATGTGCATACTTCCATTTCTTAAACCTATCAACATTCCCATCTTCTGCATTCACAATAGTTTGTGAAAGGTTAAACAAAGACAGACATATTCTCCAAAACGGAAGTTGATCCATTTTATAGAACATATCTATTATATAGTTTATAATAACATCATCGTAATGATGATTGTTATACCCACAGAACATTTTGTCTTTGGTGTCATAGTAAAAGAAATCAACCAGCTGTTTTAGCTGGTTGACTCTTTCACTAATTTCAAACTTATATAATTCATTAGTCTCTGTGTTCTTACAAACGCAATGGAAGCAGTTGGGAAATACTTCTATGTCGTATGTAACGACTGTAGCATTGCGTATAATCATGACTCAAAGGTTCTAAAGATTAATTGTATACGCCGGAGAATCGAACTCCTCTTTGTTTCATTTACAAAGAACCATCCTAACGTTAATATCACCGAATAGTCTTAAATAAATAAGTCTTTACACATTTGTTACTCACTTTATATCAGGTGAGCAGCCGTGACAGCTCTATTCTATTAACTCTGGTAGCGTATTTCTTATTTATGCTGCTTTACGCATCATCATAAGATTTGTTGGAAGAAATATCCTTCCTTTTTGTTGTTTATGATCCTTTAAATTAGTAGACACAAGATTCATATGTTTTGCATGAATAGTATCTGTAATTTTCTGGACCTTTTTTAGTAGCTTAGAATCTTTGGGAAGATTGTTGACGTTGTGTCCTTCTCCATTGATGTCTTTTATAACAGCCACTTCTTTTTCTTCGAACTTCCCATCAGCCGTCTTAAAACGACCAACAAGATGTAGTTTGTCATACACTGAGACAACAAAGTCCCGTATACGTTCTTCTGCCATATCGCGTTCTGCATTCCATTTTGTCAGATCTTCCTGTTTGAACAGGTCGTTATCTAACATCGGCTTAGGATGCTTACGATCCCACCTAGCCAACTTGTGTTGTACAAGCTTCTCCCAATACTCGTATTGAGTCATCTTCTTGGGATCTTCGTGGAAATATTCAGATTTCTTCTGAATAAGCTTTCGCTCTGTATACCAACCTTTCTCTTTTGAGAATATTGATATCCATTTCCACTTCTTATAGCTGTGGTGCAGACGTTTTGGCTGCTCACACTTAGTCTGTTTCCAGGACTTAGCTTTCTGGACATAATGTATGCAGTTTTCACCAAAGACTACTTTCTTCAATACATTAATGTCGAATGTCGGCTTGTCCTTAGGCATGTTATTAACGTAGCTGTTAACATTCCTGGATGCGATTATAGTGCGCTTTTTCTTACGTAATTTTACCTCACGTAGCTTACTCTTTGATAGTGTCATAGCTTACCTCCTTTCACGCTGCCTTTTTAAGCCCCGTAGAGGCCTTTTTGGAGCCCGTAGAGCGCTTATTTTTCTGTAGGTGAATAATATTAGCCTTGCGGTTTTTCTTGGCTTTAGCGAGGCGTTCTCGCTTTGCTATGAAGGCTGCCTTTTTGCTACACTTCTTACGATTTGTATTCTGCGATACGTTGGCAAACTTACGACGCTCCTTAGCGGCCTTCTTCGCTTCAGGAGTATTATTATTTGGCTTCTTCTCCTGTTTAGGCTTAGGCGGCTTAGGTTTTATCTCATAAGGATGAATCGTAGCCCATCCGCTGAGTATTTCGTGTAGTTTGTCGAGTATATCCTTTCCTCCTTCTATGAGAGCCCATCCAGAAGTAAGCAGTTTGTATTCAATCTTTGAATTCTTAATCGCTTCTGTGGCTAAGGATCCGAATGAAGTACTGTGCTTCTTTCCTTTCTCGTCTGTGACATACTTTTGTCCAGACTTAAAAAGTACATGAATGCTATACTTTTTAGGAGCTTTGATATCGATCAGCAGTTGCTCAATCAATTTCTTAGTCTCCTCTTCTGAAATCTTCTGACGCTTACAACGGCGCTTTAGCGCATTAACGCGGCGATTGATATACTCCTGTTCGCCGGCTTCTTTCTTTTTCTTAGCGTCGGCGATATCCTTGACCTTGCCTGTAGGCACATTTGTCTTTTCTATTACGAAAATCTTTTTCTTATCTTGCTTTGGGGTCTTACCGTTCTCAGTAGTTGCCACCTTGAAATTCTTACGACTCATTTTGATAATGTTTTAACGTTAATATTATGCTACAAGTTTGTAGCGGATTAGTCCAGTAGCTTCAGGATCCCATTCGTAGCGTAAGCCACGCATGTTGAATCCTACAGCCTTTCGAGCAGGCATTGCAACCTTCTTTGCGTGTATAATCTTTTTATCGATGTTAGTTGCTTTTGGTGTAACAACGATCTCTGTGTGATTCACATTAAACCGCTGCTTCATTTCAGCTTTTGTAAATGTAGTACGCTTACGGTAAACTTTTACTTTAACATACTTCTGCTTTTCAGCATCCCACACACGCTTTACTCTATATGGACACAAGGTTTTAGCTCGACGTTCTTTTCTTTCTTTTTCACCTTCGAAGAACAAAGTCTTCTTTAAGGTGGATAAATTCTCTTTTGCCATTTTGATAATAGTTTAGAGGGTTTGACATATTTTTGGGAAAATACATTTGTTGGGTCACACGGATTCGAACCATGACTAAGGGAACCAAAATCCCTTGTGCCGCCATTACACCATAACCCAGAGTTTGCTTATGCAGCAAGCTCAGACTTAAACTCATCTGCAACAGAAGTAATCTCAATACTGGTCTTAGTATTAAACTCCTCCATAGCAGCATCAAAGTTCACAGCCTTAAGCTGCAACTCCTTAATAAGGGAAGCAATCTTAGCAGAGGTAAACACCTCATCCTTACCCATCTTAGAAGCACCACCCTTCTTCGACTTAGTAGCCGGATCAAGAGTAGGAATCATCTTAAGCTGAGCAATAGCCTCCTTCATCTCAGTAGCCATAAAAATGTTATAATTATTTGTCTTCTTAAACTTCTCCTTATCAAAGATTGTCTCGCCCATATTCAAATAGAAGAGCATTCCTTTAATAAGCACAAGTTTCTCTGACATCTGCATAATCTCATTATACAGAGCCTTGAGGTCATACTTACGGAAACCGAGCTTGACCTCCTTCGTGGACAACAAGTTGGTTGTTCGGATCTGCATCCAAGCATCCTTCTTCTTCTTATCGATGTCCTTTCGAATATTAATGATGTTCTTAGAGTTAAACTTTATTGATTTCGTCATACGCGTTTTGATTTAAGTTTATACTATACTTGAGAACATCTGCCTACGTAATCTATGACGGATACAATCCCTCATAAACTAAAAAGTATCCTAGGTAGAGCAGTCCCACGAGACTACTCTACCAGACTCCCTCGAGAGTCGTATAGGATAAGATATTGTTGCTTTCTTTTGTGTTTACTTTTTGTATATAGTATATCTACTAGATAGATATTAATCAGTGACCCCACGAGGTATGATTCAATCTCATCGAGATTATTCTTCTATCACAGTATGTACACCAACTACTCCGAGCTCGCACTCCAGAAATGCTTTTCCAGTTGCATCAGGAAATCGCATCTTTTTGTGAACTTTTCCGTCTATGTTGACGTTAACATTCACAGGATTATTGACCGGTACAGCAACATGGGCTACGCTTGAGCCTGACTTCCTCTGGGATCCCTCGAGATCCGCTCCACCCTTGTTATTACATACATGATCGTAACACTCCTGTAAACGCTTTACAACCCAGTTGTATTCTTTTTCACGTTGCGATTTTTCCATCAGTTCGCGTCCAAGCCCTTTTTCAAGAGCTTCTTTATTACCTCCTGCAGAGAGGTCCACTAAAGCATCCCATACAGCCGAAACGAATGCGTGGAATGTCAAAGGGAATTGGCATTTAACAAGTCGATTCCACCACCAAGTCTTGGTTTCGCCAAGAACTACAATGCCGGAATCACGAACCTGATAAACGATATAGGTTCTGCCCTCCTCGCCTGCAGACATTACTTTATTGCGAATCGTCTCGTTGAGCATCAATCGCTCGATGTTCAACTTAGAGTCCGCCGTGAGGAGTATCTTCTTCATGATTATTCAGCACCCTTAGTAGCCGTTACTTCGACCATAGCACCAACTTCACCCTTGAGGATGTCACGGAAGTCTACAGTCTCAACCTTCGTCTCCTGAAGCTCCTTGGCGAACTTCTCAGCCTTCTTGGTATTCTCGGTGATAGCACAAATCAGGTTCTGTTTGATGCTGTTGAGAGCCTTAATCAGGTTGTCTACAGCACTCACCTCTACACGGTTAGCATCGTTGATGACACGAGCAACTGCAGACGGATTCAGGAAGAAGTTGTCACCCTGACCCTTAAGAGCGTCGTTGATAGCATCGGGAGTGCTCTTAACTAACTTGAAGATGTCACGATTCAGCGGAAAGAACTGGTCGAATGTACCATCCTCGTGCAGATTAATAGCGATACCTACCTCCTTGCTGTCACCAGCACCGCGGCTGTAATAACATGCGTTGAAGATATCGACATCCTTCAGCTTATACTTGTTGATCTTGCGGTTGGGGATCAACATCGTAGAAAGACCATTGCGGACCTTCTCATTGTCTGCGTCCCAACCCTGATCGCCACCCTGCCAGGTGTTACGAGATTCTACCTTGTGGTAAGCCTGGCCTACCAATGAACCGACCATACTACCAATACCACGACTTGTAGGAATTGCAGCCTGGATATTAATGTCAATGTTTTTTGTTTCCATTTTTTCTTATCCTTTTTGATATCGTTATTGATTAACTAACGATAAGAATTAATATTTCCTCCACTTATGGCGGGAGGGTAACCTTTGAGTTTGAAAAAGTGGCGTTCTGGCTCAAAGGCTCTGTGAACGTTTATC